CATTCAAGTAAAAAAGAAGCCGATATGCTAACTCATGCTATGTTAAATATGGGTGACACTGTTGGTTTAACTGGTGACCAACTGAAAAACGTTGGACAAGATATGACTCATGCATTGGCACAAGGGCATTTAACAACTGGAGCTTTGAACCAGTTAGCAATGTACTTCCCAATGGTTGAAGAGAAATTATCTGAATATGAAGCTAAAATTCACCATAAATCACATGAATCATCAACAAAAATGGTTGCTGATTTACGTAAAGAGACAAAAGCAGGTCAAGTTTCTGCAAAAGCTGTTGAAAGTCTATTCGATCAATTAGGTAATCATAAGTATGCAAAAGCTGCTGAAAATATCATGCAAACTATGTTTGGTATGGAGCGTGCAATTAAATCACGTGTTCCTGCATTAATTAGCGATATTGAAAGTCCATTTATGAAAGTCAAAAGTCCAATTTATGCTGCAGTAGCAAAATGGGTTTCTGATTCTCGTACGGATAGAGAATTTAAAAAATTAGGCAATTCATTTGCACTTGGCGCAACAACTATTTCTGACGCATTTGCAAAAGCATGGCATGTTAATGATTTTTCAAAGAGTGCTGATTCAGGAATTAATGCTCTATCTAAATCAATTCAACGTGGTTCAAATTATATTGCAAAAAATGCAAAACCAATTACGAATTTCTTAAAAGATATTGGTGGAGCTGGTTCTTCTAGTTTGAAACTATTTGCTAACACCATAAAATATACAGCAATGATTTTAAATCCAGTCTTGAAATTAGCAGCAACCCATGCAAAGACTTTCGGTTTTTTAACTGCTTCAATTTGGGCGATTAATAAAGCAAGCAAAGCATATGAAACAACGCTAAGGGCAATGCACGATGTACGTGATGCATTTAATTTCATTACTGAAAAATTAGGAATTAAATCGACTTCAGCATCCCTTGTTGAGCAAAATCAAGAATGGAAAGAAAATATTCGTCTACGCAAAGAAGCTGACGAAGTCGGAAATGCAGATAATATTTCTGATGGCGTCGGTGGTGGCGGTGGAGGTATCGGTAAAGAAGCTAAAGAAGCCGAAAAAGGTGACGAAGCTGCTAAAGATGTTGGTAAAATTGCTGAGGATGGCAAAGACGCTAAAAGAGCAACTGGCTTATTAAGTAAGTTTAAAGGCGCTAGTCATTTGGGTAAAATGGCGGCTGGAAGTGTCGGCATTTTTGATGTGATAAATTCTGCAATTGATTTAACAGGTATGACCAAGAAAACTGCCGGGTCACATGTTGGTGCTGCCACTGGGTCATTAGGTGGTACTGCGGCTGGAGCGGCAATTGGTACAGCAATCTTACCTGGAATCGGTACTGCAATTGGTGCTGGATTAGGCGGTTGGGTTGGTGAAGAAGGCGGTCGTAAGTTAGGCAAGGGGATTCAAAAAGGCCTTAAAGGGCAAAAGATTACCCCACCAAAACTTTCGATGACTTCTGCTTATAATAAACTATTAAATGAAGGAAAAGGCTATTATTCTAAAAAGAAGCAACAAGAGATTGCTGATGATAAACTCCTTTATAAAAATGGTGATATTACAAAGCAGGAATACGAGAAACGACTTCGCCAAATCAAATCTAGTCAAGCAAAAATTAATACATTTACTCGAACAAGCCAAAAAGGTCAAACTGAAATTACAAAGGCGTATGTTCAAGCTCGTCAGAAGTTAAGCACATCATACAATAAGAGAATTTTAGCTGCAGAAAATAAATATGGTAAAGGTTCAACGCAAGTTGAAAAATTGCAAAATGAGAAGAAAAAAGCTCTTGCTAAACAGCGACTCAAATATGAAACAAGTGTTACTGTTAAAGAGGCACAACTTCAAACATCCCTTACAGGACATATTAAAACTGCGGCAAATAAACAACGTAGTATTTATGAAAAATTAGTCAAAGATAAGAAGAAACTATCAGAAAATGATATGAAACTTATGGTTGCTAATTCTCATAGCGAACGTAATAAGATTATCTCAGATGCAAATACGAAGTATAAAAAAGTTACTTCGTCTGCTAAAAAGCAGAAAAATGCGACAATTGATGCAGCTAAAAAACAATATAAAGGCAATAGTGCATACGCAAAACGACAACGCCAACATATTGCTAAAAAAGCAAACGACCAATATAATGATGTTAAAGATAAGGCTGAAAAGCAACGACACGATGCTGTTTCTAAAGCAAAAAGCCAATATAATAACACATTGCATTATGCACAAAAGCAACACAAGGATATTACTACACAATCTGCTGAACAATATAAGACTTTAAAGAAAGATAATGCAGCAACTAAAAACAATTATCATTTAACATGGCACGGAATTTTCAAGAGTGTTGGAAATTGGATTGGGAAAATGTTGAATGGTATTAACAAGACTGCTATTAAAGGTCAAAATAAAGTTTTCAAGCAATATGGTGGTAATCAAACACTTGCTCCAATTGCACAAACACAATTCGCAGCTGGTTCAGGATTACTCAAAGATGGACTATTACAAAAACCTGTTTTAGCAACTTTAAATGATGGTTATGATTCTCCATCAACGAATAATCGTGAAATTATTGCTCATGCAAATGGCGATTTGGAGCCAGTTAGTGGTCAAAATGTTCAAAGATTTCTTGAACCTGGTTCTGGAGTATTTAATGCAAGTGAATCGAAAATGTTGAACGATATGGGATTGATTCATTTTGCGGATGGTACTGGAATTGGTGGATTCTTTGCAAATCTTGGAAAAGACGCCGTAAAAGCATTTAAAGGAATTTATGGTGGATTAAAAGATAAATTAAAGGCAATTGCCAAATTTACTAGTAATCCAGCATCAACTTTCAAAGGTGTTTATCCATCAAAGGTCAGAACAAGCAATAGCACATTGGGAAATATGTATGCGGATTTGTTCGGCAAAAAAGATAAGCAGCAAGGTAAAAATTGGTGGAATGCTGCTTGGAATGTGATTAATGACACTGCTAATGCTGGTGGTGGCGGTGGTCCAGTCGCACATACACCTGGCGCTGGCTGGGGTGTTTCATCTGGTTTCGGTAATCGTGCTTCCGTTGGTGGCGGCTATTCTAATCATGATGGTGTTGATTTCTCTGGCGGAAAAGTTGTTCATGCGTTAGAAGATGCTACAGTTACAGAAGCAGGTCCAGGGCGCTGGTTAGGTAGCAATGGTGTTGGTGAAGTTATTGGTACTAAGGGTGGACGTTTACGCCTGATTTATCAAGAACTAAACGGCAAAAATGCTCACGGTGCAGATTTACTAGTTCATGTAGGTGACCATATTAAACGCGGACAAGCTATTGCTAAGTTAGGTCCTGATGGTACTCATGTGCATATTGGTGCAACTACAGAAGGATTATGGGACCATGGTGGTTCATCAACTAAAGGTTGGTTAGACGTTACTAAACTTCATGGAAGTTACGGTAACAAGGCAGCTAAAAAATCCTCAAGTGGACTTACTAAACTTGTTACAGGCCAACTTAAACATTCTGGTGTTTTATCTTGGGTTAAGAAATTTCTTGCTCCACTTGAATCTAAACTTGCTGGAGATATTGGAAGCACCGGATTATCCGGTAGTGAAAAACATCGAGCAAAAGAATTGGCTGCGGCAATTAAGAAACTCTATCCAAGCGCAACTAAATCCGGTATTGCAGCCGTCTTAGGTAACTGGGCATTTGAATCAGGATTAAATCCTGGTGCAAGTAATTCACATGGTGGTGCTACTGGTTTGGGACAATGGCTCGGCGGACGTTTGAGCGCATTGAAATCTTATGCAGCAAGACACCACATGAGTTATAAAAATGCTGGAGCACAATTGGACTTCGCCTTTCATGGCGATGGTTCAGATAGTTCGATTTTAAAGAGTATTATTAGTGGACACGGCTCAGTTGCTTCATTGGCTGGCAGATTTTCCCGTGAATGGGAACGTGGTGGCTATAATGGTGAGCATGTTTCTCATGCTGAAACTATTGCAAAGTATTTGGGTTATGAGCATGGTGGACTATCAACGATTGCAAAATTAGCGAATATTTCTGAAAAGAATAAGCCCGAAATGATTTTACCTCTTACAGATAGAAATCGGTCAGTTGAACTAATTGAGCAAGCAAAGAAAATGATGGGTGTACCAAAGAATGAAGATTCGGCTCAAATTGATGCACTCATTAGGATTGTTGCTGGACTATCATCAACCGTTTCTGATTTATCAAAACAATTAAAGCAAATTAATGACACAATTATTGACAAACCTGTTGTTTCGGATAAAATGGTTGGACGAATGTATGATAGTTACAGCAAAACAAAATCGTTAAAAAAGAAATTGATTAGGGGTGAAATTTCACTATGACAGTACCAAGATATGATGAATTTGACTATCGAGGTTTAAATTCTCGAGGTGATTTAGGATTAATTGTTGGACATGTTGCTTTACCAATTGCTCCAGCAATTAACGAATCAGTTGAGAGTGTACCTGGCCGTTATGGGAATTTATATTTGGGCACATATTATGGTGCAAAACAAATTTCAATTCCATGTACAATGATGTCAGATACACCTTACGAGCATGCTGTTGATGTTCAAAATGTTTCGAAATTTTTAATCAGTCTTAATGATAATCCTGGAACGCAATATCCATTAATTTTAGGATTTCAACCTGATGTAACTTATTGGGGACATTTTACGGAAATTCCAACACCTGAATTTTTAGAAAATGATAATTCAAGCCAATTCACACTTGTTTTTGAAATGAATGACCCGCGTGGTTGTTTACCACAAGTAACAACTGAACTTGCTCCAACAACACAAAATAATTTTATTGCAGATGGGAATACATTTTCGGAGCCAATTGTGACATACATCTCGAATCATACATGTATGTATTTTGGCTATGTTTTAAATGGTGGTGAAATGTTTGTTGGGACCGACCCAACAGATGAAACACCAGATGCTGACGATAAGTATAGCAATGTTGTTTGGGACCCATGTGATACGTTGTCAACTTGGGATAATGTTGCCGAAGATACGACTTGGATGGATGGAAGTCCAGTGAAAAATTTGGGAACTGCAAAGAATTCGGCAACGTCAATTCGTGTTGGTAACAATAGCACAGGTGGATATAATTTCGGTAAAATGACAAAAGGATATTGGATTGGCCCAATGTTGAAATATATTGGAATGTCCACATCCCTTGAAAATTATCGAATTACTGTTTGGTTGCATCATCGCAAATATGTTGGAAAGCATAATGGACGTGCGATGGGTAAAGTTGGTGTTGCATTGTTAAATGAAAATGGTCAGTCAATTGGTCGTATGGAAATCAAAGACCAATCTGCTGGACGTGTTCCAAAATTCTACATCCAACTTGCAAAACCAAATGCTGATTATACAAAATCTGATGGTAATCATGAAAATTTGTTGGTCACCAAAGGCCCATCCCGCTTCATGGCCGATAAGAAAAATGAAACATTTAGTATTTTAGTTAAAACAACGACTAAAAAAGTAAAAGTTCATTCGAAATCAAAAGTAGTTTCAAAAATGGCTGCTAAAAAGGAACTAGCCAAGGCAAAAAGAAGAAAAAAGAAACCCGCAAGAAGAAAACCAAGCAAAAAGAAGACTTCAACAGTACGTAAAAAAAAGCGCACTGTTTCAAAGAAGAAATCAACCAAAACTGTCAAAATTAAAACAGGTAAAAAAGGTGGAAAGAAAACAACTGTAAAATCAAAAACTGTCAAGTCGAAAAAATATGCACACGTCACAAACGATAATAATATTGGATTATTCTCCGATGTTTATGTAGAATGTACGCTGACTAAAGATGGTGATGATTATAGCTGGGATGTTTATCGAATGAATCCATCGACTGGCAAGAAATATAGTGGAGCAAAAAATTATCATTCAGGTGGAACATGGCATGATTATGAAGGCCAGTATTCAAGTAATCATTTAGCTTCAGTTGGATTAATGATGCAAAAATATGGAATTAGTGAAGATTTCGCATCTCCGGCAATTCCATATAAAAATTGCTATTTGTCACTGACTTCATTAAAAATTGATGAAGTTAAAGATGTTGATGCTACAGTTCCAACTCCAATTGCAATGCCTGGTGATGAAGTGACAATTGACACTGAAACTATGGAAGCGACAAATGGAAATAAGACAATTCCAATCCATATGTCATCAACTTATCCAAACATTGAGGGTGGCAATTCAAACGAGTTGCTATTCACTGCAGATGGATTGAACGACCAAGATAAAGTCTACCTTGATTACACTCCAAGAATTAAGTAAAATAAAAAGCAATGATTTTGTTCATTGCTTTTGTACATATTATTCAAATAGAATTAATTTAATTTTTTTCTGTTCACGTAAATTTTTTAAATGATTAATCTCATCTTGAGTTTTCAGGGTGTCAGAATGTTGCTCAATCATTTCTTCCAATTCAGCAATTTTATAATCGATTTTTTTAATTTCATATTTTAATGTATCACCACAAGTTTCTTTATTTATTAGCATTTTATAATTCTCCTTTGAGTGCTGCTTGCATCTGCTTTTCTGAGTAAGCTTCATCCAGTTCATAATCATCCCCAGGATAAATTGTTAAAATATAAGTTGCTTTCTCATTTGGATTGAAAACACCCAAATTCATAAAATCATCAATGACTAAATGGAAATCTTTTATTTCATATTTTGCATCGCCGACATTTTCCAACTTAATTGAAAATTCACTTTTAGTATTTGAAATGATTAGATATGCAATAGCATTTTTGTTTTCCATTATAAGTACTCCTTAGTTTTTTATATAAGCTCAATTGTTTTAGCTTATATTATTATTATATCATGTTTAAGCAAAATGTACATAGTTTTTAGCAAAAATATTTTTTATTTTTTTTACGAAAAAATGTATACTTTTCGCATAAAGTATGTTATTATTAAATAGTAGAGAGATTAAAGAATCTCAATACAAAAAATATTTTATAAGGGAAGTACTTAGTTATGAATGAAGAAATTGCAAAGCAAACAGCTACAATACGACACAGTAATGATAATGGTTTTGAATCATTTGAACACATTTATCGGTTTCTAAATGATAAATTATTTGTAGTTGTTCAATCATTTAAAAATGAAAATGGAGAAGATAAATACATTAGTTTTGAATTCAATGA